CGATCGTCCCAGGTAAGGTCCAGGGAGTCCCACGCAACTAAAGTATAGCGTGGCCTTGGTAAGCCAAATAAACCCCTAATAGTCTCATACCCTTTAGAAAAGGTACAATCATAATCAGAGAAATATCTGTCGATTGACGTTTGTAAGGCGTCAGGTCTACTATGTTCCCATAGCCTAAAAGGCATCTGGTTAACTGGTAGTGTGCGTCGCATCAACCAAAGCAAGTACGAGAACGAATCCTCGTTGGCCTCCTTCTTAGGAGGCGCATACAAAGTCTTGATGCGATAAAGCCGTTCCCAACCAGCATCTACTCCCTTTTCATATACGGAGTATCTGCTCTCAGACAGCGAGGTAAATAAACCAACGTCGCCTAAATGGGAAGGAACAGGACATAGATCAAGTTTTGGTATTGGTTTGATGAGCGCTTCCCATATAGCCCTGTAACGCGAGTTACAGAAACCAGAAGGTTGGCGCAACCATAACCTAAGCTTATTCGCTAACTGTACCCTGTAGGGTATAGGATTAGTGTCTATGTGCCCCTTTCTACAATAAAAGGGTCGAACATCATGGCCCGCGAACCAATCAGTTCCACACGATTCGAAGAACAATCCAGATAGATAGCTCTTCTTACTGTTCACTTCGAAGCCAAAGGCTTCTAAGCGTTCGACTAAAGCATTTGCATACTTCTGGGGGAGAATTAAATCGTCCCCATAGACGCTGCAAAAGGCGAGTTGGCTGCGTGGTACTATACTACGTACCACAGCGTAAAAGAAAGCAGTCATAAGAGGAAAAGTGTAAGCACAACCCATTGGCATGGTGTTGTACATCCACCTCGGCCTCATAGGGCCACGATCCAATTCGCAAGAAGTATACCAGTACCGGGGCCTAACTAGGCCCAGGAAATGTTGTAAATCTGCAGGGAATATGGATTCCATATTCTTCTCGCTAAACCAAGACGAGGCAGAACTAAGGTCAATTGTAGCCAGCTTAAGGCTATATGCCCTTTTTGCCAAGTTCTGATTCCTAGTCTGGTCGCGGATGTCGACACCAAAAAGGCGTAACCTACGCTCAATAATACTCGCAAGCCCCTTTTGCAGAATCATATCAGCATCAGGAACTTTTGAGATAGTGCGGTCAGTAAAGGCCGTTTTTGGTACAGTTATTACTTCAACAGAAGGAGTCATGCGAAAGCTAGGCTGATCACATAACCATTGGCCCTCTTTAATGTGGCCAAGGAACTGGTGAAGCATAGGACCTACTGAAGTTGGTAACCTCAGTTTATCTGATTGTTTGAACTGACCACCTACAGAAGTAGATGAGCCCGGTCCCAGCTGTCCTAATAAAAGGACTTCCTCTAGCGTCTCAGACGTGAGGAACGGTTCCGTGCCCGATAGGACACGATTCAGTTCATACGTTACCTCTAACATCCAGGGTTCATCCACAGGTGGGACACAAGCTCTTTTTTGGAGTATGTCCTCAATTTCTGCAAATTTATCTAGTGCAACAAGTTTCGTATCTATGCCAGTCGGTAGGTCAGAGCTCTTAGTGAGCATCTTGCTAATGAGGTAGTCACCTCTAAATACTGAGTGTTGACTATCCAGGTAGTCCTGCGGATTAGGCTGCAAAGCTTTATACGCAAGGAAATCACCTGCTGACAAGGCCATGAAAACGGCAACTGAATGAGGCGTGTTAATAGCCTCACACAAGCACATACAGAGAGCGAGTTCAACTTCGCTGTCTGTACTAGCAGTCTTTAGCGCGCTTAAAAGCGACATAGAAGGTTCCTCTGAGGGTGTTACCCTGCAAGTGTGCTAAAGCACGCTAGTAGGGAGCGTCAAGGTCTTTGAGTAGCGAGACAATCGTCGCATGTGCCAACAAATTCTTGGCATACGCAGCAACGTCGGCGCGAATCGCGGCCGTGGCGTTCTTTGGTAACAATACGTCAATAGAAATTCTAGACGTATATGGGTAGCTGTATAGACCCGTAGATGAGTCTAGTACCTCTACTGGAACCGCAACAGAAATCCGTGTCCTTATAACAGGACTAGCGGACTTGCTGTCGCCCTGACTGATTGCTAATGTAAAGAAACCAGCTGGGTTTGCAGCAGTAACCCGTTCCTCGTATTCAACAACTTGCCCATTTTTTCGGGCAGGAACGAATGTGTGCGCTACGGGCGTGGTCTGTCCGTCATTTATTGTAATTGACGATGCAGCGGCCATGGTCTAATTTCCCATGTGAAGCGGCTAGAGTCGTTAAATCGAACTCGATAACACCGCGAGGAGTGAAACTACATTAAGTAATCTTTCTTTGCTCTTAATAGCCATGTCAATTCTTGGCATAGGTATATAAGGCCAGTCTTGAATTACTCTCGAACGGTCTTTGTACGTAACCGTGGACGGATAAAGTGTGCGTATGACAGATTGAGGACTCATAGTCCTCTTCATATGCGCAACGCGACGAATTGTAGTCGTGCCGCCAAAGTCGTCGATTCTCGCTAGTGTCTGGAGAGCTGCAACGGATAAACCAACTCCGATGCACCAATCTATGACAAATGAAAAGGGGATACGTTCCCATATCCATTCTAGCGGGTTTCCTGCGTCGATTGGCCCTCCACTTGTTAAAAAACTAACATGAAGTACAGTACGTGTTGACACGGACTGTTTCGTAGCATCAGTATATTCCGCACCATACTGGACATATTCATAGTCCTGGCGGGTCTTTACAACGACCCTCTGGTGTGTTGAACTCTCGAATGGTGTCGAGACTAGCGTAGCTAAGTCCTGGCACAGAGGCTTCAATCCGAATTGTACTTCGAGCACAGCGGAAGGAATACCGCGTATGCTACCGTACTTCTTCTTTAATCCACCTAAACCCTGCCTACAACCCTTTGAGAAAGGGCGTGTAAAACAAGATATAAGAGTGTTCACCGTTCCGAGGAGACCTAGCAACATTGCTGTTACTTCATCTATCTCGGCGACAGTACCTGATACCGTAGGTCTAAGATTATTAAGCGTTTTAACGACTTTATAATTGACCAACCAAGGGTCATACGTCTTCAAGACGATATTCCCCGGTGTGATACGGAAATATGGCTTAACGCCAACTTTCTTACGTACCAAACCTGACGGAGTGCCACAGTTGACTGTAGACATACAGTACTGATCTTTGTACTCCGCGTATCCATAGCGACTCGATTTTTTCGAGGCTAAGTTGCGTGATGTATCTGTCAATGGTGTTGGCTTATGTCTTCGGTCTACAACGTGATCCGTTACAAGAAGGATCTCGTCATTCGCCGTTGCTTTATAAGTTTGAACGCCACCGCAGCTAGTATTCACGCTTGATGTACGTGTACTTTTAGTAACTTTGTACATATCCTGTCCTTTAGAGGACAAGGATGGAGTTAACCAAGTCCTCTAGTCAATAAGCACAGTTGTGCTTGATTTCGAGGTCTAGTTGCCGTCGACGGTAAGTC